CAGAGCGCATCCATGGTAAGGATGAGGTCGCCGGTTCAATCCCGGCAATTAGCATAAAATAGACAGAAAAGCCCTTGATTTACAAGGGTTTTTGTTATGTCTGCCCCAAATCTGCCCCAAATTTTTCAAAGATGTTTCTTACCTTATCATTATTCTTCTCCCTTAACGCTTCTAATTGATGAGCGTATACTTTGAGGGTGATATTCAAATTCTCATGTCCCAAAAGCTGAGAAATGGAAATAAGTTCTACACCTTGGGTAATAAGGTAGGAAGCATATGTGTGTCTAAGGGAGTGGATGTGGACATTTCTACCGACTATTTTTTTGATTGTCTTATTAGCTGCAGCATTGGACACAGATGCAAAGATTCTGTTTTGCTTGTTCTCTTTCCAGTATTTTTCTTTATACTCTTTTAGAATTGATAATGTCTGATCATCAACTGGAATTTTTCGGACCGAACTAGTGTTTTTTGTGGGCGCAAAATCATATGTCGTGTTATAGTTGTAAGTTTTGTTTACATCAATATTTTTTTCGCTGAAATCAATATCATTCCATGTCAGTCCAAGAGCTTCAGAAAATCTCATACCAGTTACAGCAATGAGGTAGATAATTGCATAAGAATGATATTTAAAATTTTCTTTGGCAGTATTGATAAGATCGATATATTCATCTGTTTCTAGAAATTTAGTTTCTTTGGCAAAGGATTCAACAGATGAGCGAATAACTGCGAAATCGCAAAAATTACGTTCAATAATTCCTTCGTGGACAGCCATCTTAATTGCTGCTTTCAGATGATAGTGAAATTTCTCAACAGTTTCTTGAGTGTGGGTGCTAGAGAAATCATTTAATACTTGCTGATACATGGAATTTGTAATGCTATTAAGTCTGGTATCTCTGAAATATAACTTAATTTTGCTTTCAGTATGTTGGTATTTTTTCCAAGTTACTGGGCTAACATTTGGTTTTTTATGGATGTTTGCCCAATTTTGAAAGTATTCCAATAAAGTTTGTCGCTCGTCTACAATAATATTTTTATTGAGCAACCGTTCAGCTTCGAGTGATGCGGCTTGTGCGAGTTTTTTTGTTTTAAATCCCCCTTTTGATTTTTGACAAAATTTTCCATTGGGAGCCTTGTAACTAATTCGATATTCCCAGCCGTTATCTCTTTGTCTGAAATAGGCCATTGATTTTCACCTCATTTCTTGATAGAATAGAGTATAAGAAAACTACCTTTTTAATGGTCGTTTCCTTATACAGTACATCCTCACACTCAGAGTCGCCAAACTTTGTGAGTGTGGGGATTTTTTATTTTTAAAAAAGGGAAGCAACAGTTAAGTTACTTCCCCTGGCACGCTAAGGTGCAAAGTCTAAAATTATGAGGGCTTGCCTCTAAGTAACTTAATTATAGTTCAATTTATAAATTCTGTCAACAATCTACTCAAATCCTTTGAAACTCTCCAGAATTTTATCTTTTGAGTCTGTAGCATTAAGCACTAAAACAACATAATTCCCGTAGATATAAGCAGGATGTCCGATTAACTCTTTTTCTTTCTTAGCTTCTTTAAACATTGGGTTTTTATCGTAATATTCGTAAACCTCTACAGCAGTATCATCTTCTAAGATGAACCCTTTCCCTGATTCGGCTTGAATAAGACTAGCTTCTTTTGAGATTTCTTCTTTGATAGTGAAGCCATTGCTTTCTAGCGCTTTTTTAAAATCGTCTAAGCTAGTAGGCTTTTTAGAAGCAGGTTTGTCATTTACTTTAGTTTGCTCCGTTTTTGGTTGCTTCGAGCTATCTTTGATAGCAGATTGATTGTTAGAGCAGGCTACTAGAACAGTAGCAGTAAGCAAGATTGCTGATGTGGTCAGTAGTTTTTTCATGGGGATTCTCCTTTTTAAGCGAGTGTAGACTCAATCCTTAAAGTTTCTCTATACTGTTCAGCGACCGCAACATCGGTAAAGTGTACGGTATTGTTAAACTCTTTGTGTACTAAATCTTTAATTTCTTCTAAATTTACTCGGAAGAACTCTTTGCGAGAATTTACTTTGTTGACTTCTTGTTTTCTAAAATAGTTATGTAGAGTTGTTTCAAGAGCAGGAGCATCCTCGCTGAAAATTAGAGCGTGTACGTCAAACGGGAATGGAACAGAAGCACTGCTCAATTCAGAGATACGATCCATTGGTTCAAGACGTCTTGTCATACCAATTTTATAAACATTTTCTCCGAAAGAGCCAATATTAGAGATGATGTAGACGAATCCAGCACGAGTATTGGTTTCTCGGTTTTCAACATCTTTTTTGTCTTTCTCCAATTCTTTGATTTTATCTTCTAGTTCTTTAATCTTATCTGCATAAAGTTCTTTCTCAATATCTGTATTAGATGATTCTAGATACTTCATGAGTTTAACAACTTCATTTCTGAATTGGTTTTCCTCTTTGAGGATTTTATCTTTTTGAATTTGAAGTTCTTTCTCTACTCGTTGTTGTTCTCTCATTTCTTCTTTTTTAGCTTTCAACAACTCACGTTCTTGCTCGAGAACATAATAGTATTTATATGTTGCATCTAGCTTTTCCAATTTAATATTTAGCAATTCTTTTGTGATTTGAACATTATCGATAGAGAATAATCTATTTAACGTTGAGAATGTATTAGTGATTTTGTTGCGGTAAGTATCAACATTGTTCATTCTTACATTAGTCAAGTAGTAATCTGTTTCAGCATTAAATGCACGCAACAATTTTTTAGATTGTTTTTCACGTTTCTTGTAGTCATCGTCGTAAGAAGTGGAGCGACAAGCTTTTCCGTCTGCAATCAATTCCTTTTCTTTTATTTGAAGGATAGATAATGTATTTTTTAACTCGTTAGAAGTAATGTTGTCAGTAAAGTCTACAGTCGTTTCATGAGCGATAACGATACTAGATTTTTCTTTCAGTATCGCTTCATAATCTTTTTCTTCTTGTTTAAGTTTTTCTACTTTCCTACTCAATTCTTTCAAAGACGCTTTTAGGGAATATTTCTCTTGAAGAGTATTCTCTTTAATTTCTTCAGCTTCCTGTTTGGCATTCTCCAGAATTTCCTCAGCTTGATTTTGTGCTTCTATAAGAATATCATCAGCTTTATCTATGTTTTCAAATAATTCTATCTCTTTGTTAGCTTGAGAAAGGATCTTATCAGCTTCTTCTTTAGCGGATTGCAAAATCATTTCTGCTTCATTATTTGCTTTCGTTAAAATAAAATCTGCTTCTTTCTTGCTATCAAGTATAACTTCATATTGAGAAAGCTCATTGAATTTCTCTTTTGAGATTAAATCGTATTTCTTAGATCTTTTGTAAATAAATAGCAGACCCAATAAGGTTGATATGAATATCGTCACAGGCCATGCTAACAGCAATATAGCAATAAACCAAGGTTGATAACGTAGTGGAATGCGTTCTTTCATAATAAGCTCCTTAAAATAAGATTACATTTTAATTCTCTCTATATATACTCACAACTTTCCCAATAGTGCGAATATCGTTGTTTTCGTCTAGATGTATATCTTCATAATCTGGATTCAAGCTTTCAAGATATCCCTGACGCAGTTTCTTAACATAGTTAGCGCCGTCTACTTGGAAGATACCAATGGTGTTATAGTCAACCTGTGGTGTATTCTTAATAAAGAGGTAGTCGCCATTTTTTATCTTTGGCTCCATAGAGTTTCCGACGACGTAAGCGATAGCGTCGTAGTCGTCTGGCATTTCATCCTCATAGAATGAAACCTCCATATCTAAATCGTCGTCCTGCATCGAGCCACTACCAGCAGAGACAACCCCAGTAACACGTCGGTAAGTAGTCTGTCTGTAGTCGTCCAGTCTGATGATGTTTTCCGATACTTCGTTTATCTTCGTTTCTTCTTCGTTTTTCTGCTCGTTCAGTTGCCTTTCGGCAAAAGTCAGGACTTTGCCTTGTCTAGGTGGTTCTAGTTGGTCGTAGATGGTTTGGATTGGGGAAGCAGTAGGAAACGGGGTAGGAGTGACTTCGATAGCTGAATCTTCACTTACAAACCTTGGGTCTAAAGTCGATTTTAATACTCCAAAATAATCAGCTATCTTTTGTACATTCCCGGGTATAGGCAAAGAAGTTCCTTTCACATAACCCGTTAAAGTGCTGGCAGGTATACCTGTCGCTCTGGACAATTCAACTTGCTTACAATTCCTATCCGACAAAATCGCATTAAGATTTGCGGAAAAGATTTTCATATCCTCTTTGTCTTGAGGAGTTAACTTTCCTCGTCCTCTGGCCATTATTTTTCTCCTTTTGTCTTTTACTATATAATAACGCTTATTTTCGTATTTGTAAATAAAAAATTCGAAAAAAATACGAAAAAAATCTAAAAAACTATTGACATACGATTTAATTCGTAGTATAATTGAATCAAGCTTAAGGAAATAACAAAAACAAACCGGAGGGAAATAAAATGAATAAAGGACTTACAACACAAGAGCAAATCGCACTAGCGAAAGAAATCTTACAAGTTAAGAACCGCAGAGAACGCTCACTTAAACTAGGGGAAATCCTAGATCGTGAAAAACTATCATCAGATGATATGTACGAATTGTATAACACACTATTAACAACAATCAGAATTTACGGAGATGTCATCGGATTTGATGATAAAGATTTTCAAGAAATGGCTCTTACAATCTTAGTGCTTGAAAAGGTCGAAGAAGCTAAACAAACTAGGGTAGCGTAGAGAGGTGCGATTCCTCTCCTAGTTATTGCTCCAAGAGCAAAATTAAAAAGGAGGCGATAGAATGACAGGAAAAGTCATAGAACTTGCAGATCAATTCATTGGCTCGCATGAAACGTACAGAGAAGCAAAGATAGCGTGTGAGAGGCTATTTAGAGAAGTCATAAATGAGATAAAACTTAGGGCTATGGAAAGAAGTACAAGGGGGTGAGTGCGTGCAAAAGATGACGCTACGAGCAATAAGAACAAATTACAATTTATCTGCAAAAGAAGTTGCTGATAAGCTACAAATCCATCAACAAACGTTGTTGAAATATGAGCATGACAGTTCTAAAATTCCAGTTGATTTATTAGATAAGCTAGCTCGGTTATACAATGTTAAAAAAGATTTTATTTTTTTAGGCAAAAAATACGAATTAAATCATAGTTTAGGAGAGATATGAATGACCAATACTTTACAGAGGTAGACATGGATAATCATGAGAGATACTTTAAAATTCCGTATCGGCTAATAGAAGATGATTATTTCTCAGGATTAGATCCACTAGCTGTTATGATTTATGGTATTCTGATTGACCGTGTTTCATTATCTCGAAAAAACAAGCAACACTTTACTGACAAGGAAGGGCATTTGTACGTTATAGCTACAAATCCTGAAATATGTAGTTGGATTAAAAAAAGCGAACCAGTAGTAATTAAATTAAAAGGACAACTGATAGAACATGGCCTTTTGAAAGAAAAAAGGCAGGGCGTTAGATTGGCGAATTTACTATATCCTCAGAAAATCAGAACTAAAGAAACTTTAGTTCAAGAACTTAAAAATATTAAGGGGAGAACTAAAGAAACTTTAGTTCAAGAACTTAAAAATATTAAGGCTAACCAACCTAATAATAACCAACCTGATATAACCAACCTTACTGAACCAGAGGGGGATGGTGCTAATAATCTATATAGTATAGAGGACGCCCCAGCAGAAAATGACTTGGGAATTGTTTATGACTGGATTTTTTCAGAGTTTGGAAGACAACCGACACCATTTGAGATTGAGGATTTGAAATACTTCTTACAAGACCATAGTAAAGAGGTTATCAAGTTAGCAATCAAGGAATGTGTGGGCAATGGGAAACCTTATTTCAAGTATCTCAGTAGCATTTTGAGAGATTGGAAGCAGAAGGGTCTAGTGACTGCTGAGTTAGTAGAGAACAGACAGAAACCGAAGCGGTCAAGTTCTTATCAAGGGAATGCCTTGAAATTATCAGATGACGGTTACAACCCACGACTGGGATTCTAGGAGGGTGCTATGCGAGCAGTATCAAGAGATGAATTGCAGGGTAGATTTTTACAGATTGAAACCTTGAATACCCAATGCCCTAAGCATGAGGGAGTCTATATGTGGCGCTCAGTCAACCCTTGCACGCAGAATGTGCTGACTTATTGTCCTGAATGCGGACAGGAGAAAATCCACAGTCAAGCAGGGGAGCAACTGGCTCAAGCTGAAGCACAAATCAGAAATACACGGTCTTACTCCTTGTTTTCTAAGGAGAGTATCATTCCGCCTGATTTACAAAATGCCACTATCGGCAACTTTGAGATTCACACAGACCAAGACGCTGAAGCAGTCAATTTTGCCAAGCGTGTGACGGTTGACTATGTGAAGGAGCGATATGAGGGGAATACGATTATTAGCGGACCGCCTGGTGTTGGTAAGAGCCATCTAGCAGTTGGAATTGCCAAGACGCTGAACGAGAGTTTCCAGAAGTTCCAGTTAAAGCGATCGGTGGTATATATTCCCTCCATGGAACTATTCTCACGGATGAAAGACGCTTTTAGGTACAAGGATTCCAAGTGGGAAGAAAGACGGACTATCCAGTTCTTGCAGAAAGTGGACTACTTGATTTTGGACGACCTTGGCAAAGAGTCGAGTGTAGGAGATGAAATCAAGCAGGGAAACAACTGGATGCAAAAAGTCCTGTATCAGATACTTGAAAACAGGACGAACACGATTTTTACAACCAACTACGGGGGCAATCACTTGGAGCAACTTTACGAGAAAAGCCTCGTAGATAGAATAACGAAAGGAAACATGAAGACCAATGCGTTCAAATTTAGCAATGACACAGAGTCTAGACGCACCTTGTCAGCAAGTGACTACTGAAGAACGTCAGAAAATTATTGAACAGTTTGAAGCTAATCACTACGGACTATCAACTCTGCTTAAAGGGAGGTTGCTGATTACGACAGACGAACGGTTCACAAATAAGATGAACGAGCTGATGTACTATGCAACAAATGGAAGCGTCTATAGAATCTAAAAATAAAAGCACCTGACGGCAATCAGGCGCTAACTAAAAATATTCAAGGAAATTATATCATGAATGACTTAATGAATCAATTATTAGACCAGTTTGAAGCTGGATTGATGGACAGGACTTTAAAAGTAATGAACGTCATAACAGATGAGAAAAAGCGTTATCCGATGGAATTAAATAAGTCACAATGTTCTGAGATGTTACTTGGCACAAGAGATACAGGAACGTTTGATGATCGTTTCAATAGTCACGAAGACTTTCCAAGGATTCCAGGAAAACGCGAAAAATATCCAAGGGATGCCGTAATTCAATGGTATCACAACAATTGGCAACGTACTGCTAATTAGAAGAAACGGCATAAATTATTTAACAAAAATTAAAGATTTAGAGGAGAAAAACAATGATTGACAAAGACCAAATTATCAAAGCGCAACAAGAAAAAATTGAACGCATTGAACAGTTACAAAAGGAGCTACATAAATTATCCATGCTTGGATTGCTAACTACAAAACTTTTGGGGCTGCCTAGTGAGTTAGAAAAGCCATTAAAAGTAACCCACGACATCTCACACGTCATCAAGGATGTGTTGGATGGCATGAGCCCAAGTGAGGCTATTAAGCAGAACATGACAGAAGATGATGAGGAAGAATAATGTACGAGCCACCACTAATTAGCCAATTGCTAGGAACAGGTTTTTTGGTTTTGGGATTTATTGGAGCAGGAATTTTAGCACGACAAATGGAACTGCACGAACTTGAGAAACAACGCAAGTTAGAAGAACGCGACACGAAGATTATCCAAGCGTTTAACGAAGCAGTTGAAATCGGTCGTGAGCTTGAACGTGAGGAAATCCGTCAAAACATCCGCAGAGAGTTTCAAGGATTTACGTTTGATAACGAACGCCCTGAAGGTTTGAAGCCAGAGCCGTTAGCTTTGCCAGAACCTAAGAAAGTGATTATGAAAGTGCTACGTTGAGGATCAGATAATGACTAGAATTGAACTTGAAAACCGTGTATGGCTTTTGGCCAATCATGAAGAAAAAAACGAATTGCTTGATCTTGGTTTGACATCAAAGGCCAGATATGTGAAACGAGTGTTGGAACTTGGAAAGGTGTATGCGCATGTTTGATTATGACAGAGATATAATGCAACCGCCTGAGGAGCAAGAGGAGCTTGACCCAAGCCAGTACATCTATGTTGGATGTGGGCAGTATCGATATGTGGGTGATGAAATATGATTGAGGAACTACTTGCAGAAATCGACAATTGGCGAGCTGAGTATATGCATCTTGGAATTGAGCTCGGAGAAATCATCAACAACCAACAAAATATTATTTTGAAATTACAAAACGAAAATAGACGCTTAAAGCGTGAAAATTGGAATTTGAAGAAGACGAAAGGAAGAAGAAAATGACGAATAATCAACTTGTAGAAGCAAAAGGCGACTTTTTAACCAACCCACAGCTACTTAATAGCGGTATTATCAGAAAGTATCTTGACCCACAAGGAAAAGCTAGTGATGAGGAGCTTGCCTATTTTATTGCTCAAGCCAAAGCCCAAAATCTCAATCCATTTACAAAAGAAATTTATTTTATCAAGTATGGTACTCAGCCAGCTCAGATAGTCACTGCCAAGTCAGCTTTTGAAAAGAAAGCAGATAGTCACCCACAATTTGATGGGAAAGAGGCAGGCGTAATCTATCTGATTGACGGTGAAATTAAATACTCAAAAGGAGCCTTTATTCCTAAAGGAGCTGAAATTCTTGGCGGTTGGGCTAAGGTGTACCGCAAAGATCGTACTTACCCAACGGAAACAGAAGTATCTTTTGAGGAGTATGACAATTCTAAAATACGTGCAAGAGTTAAGGAACTGATACAACAAGGTAAAGATGTTACTTATCCAGTGATGAACTCATACGGCAAGCCGATAGGTGAGAATAACTGGGATACTATGCCTTGTGTAATGATACGAAAAGTAGCTCTAGTGTCAGCTTACCGTGAGGCGTTTCCTGCCGAGCTTGGAGCAAGCTATGAGGCTGACGAAATTCAGCTAGATAACACACCTAAGGATGTCACACCTCAAGAAAGCCGTGAGGATGTCGTAGCACGCAAGATGGCTCAGATTGAAGAGATGAAGCGTGAGCAGGAGAAACACCAATCATCAACTTATCCAGAAAATGAAATTCCTGATTTTGAAGACGAACCGCTACAAGGTGAACTCTTAGAAGAAATGGAGTACTAAGATGCAAGAATTACAAGTAAGTGTTACTCAGGCAGAGGTTGAAATTTTAGACCGTGAGTTGTTTGAACAAAACATTAAAGAGGTGGTAACGAAGTACCAGAATTATACAGTTACCGCTTCGACAATCAAGGACGATAAGCAGGTACTAGCTGATCTCAGAAAACTATTCAAGCAGATATCTGATGAGCGTATCAAAATCAAAAAGGTTTTGTCAAAAACTGCTGATGATTTTAACGAATACATCACAGAGCAGGTTGAACCGCTGGACGGCGTTATCAAAAAGATTGCGAAAGATGTCAAAGAGTTTGAAGACCATCAAAAAGCACTAAGACTGGATACTGTCAAGAGCTATATCACAAATAAAGCGTCAGAATACATGCTAGACCCTCGTCTATTTGACGAGAAAGCTCTTGAGTACATCAAGGCAGGCGATTTCATGGCTGATGGTGTGACACTCAAGAAAGTAACGATGAAGTCGCTTGATGACATGATTACATTTGAGTACCAGAAGCAAGAAGAGTACAAGAAAACTATATCGGCAATCTCAGGGCAATGTGCTGAGTATGGAATGACAGACCAGCCATATATTCGGATGTTGAAAGACATGACTTTGGTTGAAGTACTGGAGCAAATCAAGGCAGACTACGCTTTTGAAAAGCAAAAGGAAGAAGTTCGATTGGCTCAAGAGCGAGATGAACGAGAACGTGAGGAAGCTTTAGCTCAGCAACAAAAAGAACATCCAGAGCTTAGAACAATCCTTGGCTGTCATATCGACGAGGAAACGCAAGAATTTAACCCTGAGACGGGCGTAGCCTTAGACAGCGGGCAATCATCCCAAAATCAACAAGAAGCCGTCAGAGGGGCTGGAAATGACTTAAAACGATATACCCAAAAAATGACCTTGGAAGTGTATTTCGCTGACACGGAAGAAAAAGACTATTTCAAGAATAGCCTTGTGGATTTGGGATTTGAATACAAGAAAAACTACACTGTACAAGGTTATCAACGTATTGAGCCGTTGACGCAGGCAGAACTCGAAATGAAATTGTAGAAATTTGGGATGTTATCCAAGGAATGTGAGGAAAGAATGAAAATCTATATTGAACAAGATGACATAAAATTGAGCTTTGAGCGAGTGCAGGAACTTGACTATCAAACCTTATTCAAAGCCTATCAGATGGTCACAGGGTCTGACGAAATTCTTGAGGATTTAAGTCAGAAAGAGCCTGAGAATATAAAGAACGTTTTAAAAAATGATGCTGAAAAGATAGCTGAAATCGATCATGTCAATATCAAAGAAGTCACAGACAGGTTTTCAGCAAAATTTAGCGGAAGTCCAGCGGTTTCGCAGAAACCAAGCGAGAAGGTAGATGTTGATTTACAATGTCCATTTTGCGGATGTGCGAAGCGGTGGAAAGTCCCGTCTTACTTTAAATTCATGAATTGTCCTGACTGCCAAGGCTCAATTTTCTTATCTTGGGCGACAGGAGTTAAAGGGGAATTGGATGAAAATGGATTTTATTTCAGAGGGGACAGCCCGATGAAATTTAAAGAGCAAACAGATGAATTCGAGGATATGTTTGCTATTGAAGAATCAAAATAACCAAAAATAACTATTTCCAAAATGGAAACAACTCAAAAATCAACAAGCCGGGCATTCTTGTAAAACTGCGAACTAGAAAATGCGTCAGTAAAGGTCATGTGACCTTGGACGAGCGGCTGCCCGTATTTAGCCAATTCTCACAAAGGCAGTCGCATTTTTTTGAAATGACATGAATGAAATCAAAGAAAAAGCTCTGGCAAAATTGCTAGAGGAATTAAAAGGAGATCATGGACCAGCTGAAGATGCAATACACAATTGGATTTGTGATCAAGAAGACGAAAAGCTTTTCGAAGGAGTTTTGGGTGATAAGAAATCTATTAGAGAAGCTTTGAACTATTGCGCTAGCCAGGCTAAGAACTTTAAGTCAGGAACTTGTGCGATGGTAGATGACTCTACCGTATTCGGTTGGGTCTATAAGTACTTTACTGGTAAAACCAAAAAGGTTGAGGCAATCCATGCGACTGTAGTAGTCGGCCAACAACCTGAAAAACCAAAATCTAAAAAAGTTAAAAAACAGAAAAATGTTATTGACGGTCAGCTTGATTTATTCGGAGAATTAGCATGACAAAAAATCAAAAAATAATTGCCGGACGTTTGAAACCGCCCCAAAAATTCTTTGACTGGTGCTATTCGCAGATCCCGACCATCAAATGGTCTAACAAATCTCAAACTATTAAGAGCGATCGGACAGGTTGTAGAGTTATCGAAAAACGTCTGACAAAATCGAGCAGATTAGACTTTTACGACAAATTCTACAGTTTCGCAATTATTCTTGTGACGTGCAAACGGATTGAAATCCAATCTTACGGATTCTGGTCGCGATACACGAACGGCAAGCAATCTATTAGGAGGCAACTTACAAACTTTGAGCAGATGAGCGACAATCAAGTTACACAACTGACTGAAAGATGCGGAGTCTACGCTCCTGGGCTTACTCCTAACTTCACAGGCCAAGGAGCATATTCAGGAACAATATTTTTTGAAAACAATTGGGAGAATAAGATTCGAGAAATTTCCGAATTGAAGTACTTGGAATTTCCTCGTGGGTTGGGCTATTACCATTTGTCACACATGTATAAATACCGCTCCGAAATCGAGTTCTTGCAAAAAATAAATGCCTGGAGAATGGCTACGGATCTCGCTTATGATGTTACTGAATATGATGGATGGCATGTGAGAAAAGCGATTGATTGCCGTGTCGTAACAAAGAAATGGCTTCATGAAAATAAGCGATTTTTCAAAAATACAGATAGGTCCTTCAGAGATTATGAGCTAGAACGTCGCATCAAATTGCGAGGCGGCACGCTTGTTCCTGGGATTGAAAAAGTCCTGACTTATCAAGATATCAACAAAATCCCCAAAGTTGCGAAAATGAACAGATTCCAGAATTGGTTCTTAAAAAACAAAGTTAATTTTGACTACTATGTAGACTATATCAGCATGTTGAACGAGCTTGATATACCCATTGATACCGACAATCTCATCATGCCGAAAGATTTAGTCAAAGCGCATGACAATGCAGTTAAGTTGCTCATTCAGCACAAGAGTGAGATTGAACAGCGCAAGTTTGAGAAGCGACAGAAGTCTTTGGCTAAATACGAGAAAGTAGTAGGCCAGTATCTCTTTAAACCGGCATATAATTCCGGAGAATTGATTTTGGAAGGGAAGGCACTGTCACATTGTGTTGGCAGCGCTAGATACACTCAAGATCATGCAAACGGAAAAACAACAATCATATTCGTTAGGTCAAAAGATGAACCAGACAAGCCGTTTTTCACTTTGGAATACAAGGATGACCGAATCACTCAAATTAGGGGGAAACACAATTTATCAGCTCCAGAAGAAATTCGGCAAACTGCAGAACAATGGCTGGTAGAAATCAACAAAAATACAAAACACGCATAAGGAGAAAAATAAATGCTAAACAAAATCGACATACCAGGAACAGATATCACACTTGAAATCGTGGACAAGACCATCACGATCACCAATAAAATTGAATATGATATGCAGATGCATTTTAGAAATACAGATGCAGATGCTTCTCTTGATACAAGTGGCGACGTGTTTGAGCCTCTCTACTGGTTAGATATTAAGGCGACACCGAAAATGCCGACAGAGTATCATACGAGCCTTGGAATCAAGAGAGAAAAGCGCCACTTGGCCGAACTTCAGAAGTTCTTTGAGTTTATTGAGAGTAATAAACGAAACCTATTTGATCTCTGTGGATTCAAGGGAGAACTGCAATGAAATCTCTGACATTATCGTTAGACATTTCAACTACTGCGACAGGCTGGGCCGTATTTCACGGCTCTGATCTTGTTCAGAGTGGTGTCTTAAAACATAAAAGCAAGTCTTTCTTTGAACGTGGGCGCTTCATGGCTAGCGAACTGCGAGCAATTCAATCGAGAGCGCTCCAGAAGTACGACTGCCATTTTGAATCAATTGTGGTCGAGAAGAACTCAGTCATGGGGCCAAATCAGCAATCTATGATCAGTATTGGAATTGTGACAGGTATCATTCTTGGCCGACTGATTGCTGACAATGTGTACTTCGTGAACGTGTCGACCTGGCGCAAGTACTGGAAATTTAGCTACAAAGACCGAAGCAAGAAATCAATGAAGCTACAGGCTATTGCTAAAGTGTCCGATGAATTCAACCTAAACGTCAAAGATGACGAGGCAGATGCTGTTCTGATTGGTTCGTATTTTGTAAACCAAGGGCATGAATTTGGAGAGCTGGAAAGCCATAAGATAAGTTAAGGAGTTGAAAGATGAAACTTAAGGAATTGATTGATCATTGCAAAACTTTGAAAGAAGATAAAAATAGATTTATAAATTGTATTGATGTAGACAGAATCATCGATGCGATCAAACAACTAGACGAACCAGAAAAAGTCAAGGTTCCGCAGTTTGTGGCGGATTGGTATGAGAAGAAAAAACATGATTTAAACCATTATATTTGGGATTACATCTATAATTGGAATCATCAAGAGGAATCGGAATTTAAAAGATGGATGAACTGTTCAATAACCTCGTTTCAAACCCTCGTCAATATGCACCAATTCGGCTATGAAGTCGAGGAAGAGAAGCGGTATTTTGTGAAGGCGAAGTCGATTGGAGACCATAATAATTATTTGAAATACAACACGAACCAAAAACATTGGTATTTCGGTTCTCGCTTTATCTATGTGAATGATGTGGATACAAAAATACACCACACCCGCAAAGAACTTGAAGAAGCCAACTTTGGCTGGGTGTTCGATTGCGAAGGGATTGAGATTGAGGAGGTGGAGTGATGAAAATTGCAAAGTATACACACAAGGCTTTTGACGGGGTGAAAACCATAAAAGGCTGGGTTTTAGAAAATAATTATGGTGAAAAGGAATTTGTTTATTACAACGGAACGGAATTATGCGTCCACCCTGCCAGCGATTGGGAGGGCGAGTTAAAGGAGGTAGAGTGATGGAATTTTTACTAACAAGCACAAGCGGGTGGGTTGAAAATCAAATCCCTAACGCCGTGATTAAAAAATACACAAAAATACAAGTTAGAGGCTGTTCGACATTTGAAGAATTTGATGAGCGATTTTCTAGGATAGAAGGCAATTGGCTTTCTGAAGGAGTTAATCATAAAACGTCTAAAGGTCGAATACAAAGAGAATTCCCGAACGGTGCAGAGGGGCATTTTATCGAAATCAATTCGATAGAGGAGTTGCTAGAATTTCAGAAAAAAGTCGGACATGAGCTGATAATTACTTCTGCTATTGATAATGAATCAATTCCAGCTATTGAAATTTACAATAATTATAGGGAGTGAACATGAAACGATTCATCATAGTATGTATCCTTGTCTCTGCTGGACTAAACATCTGGCAGATGGATAAGATTGCAGAACTAGAAGAAAAGCGCCCGATTATCGTCTATAAAGCTGATAATCAAGGCACCGAGATATTTGGTAAGGTCCTTGAGAAAGGACGACACGGGAAGCTATACACGCTTACGATACGTGACTACGGTGTGTTCGTGGTTACGAAGGACGTGTATGAGAAAGTGAAAGTTGGGGATGAGGTGTTACTATGAACACACTAGAAAACGTAAAACAATGGTTTATAGACCGTGATTTAGAAAACGGTGGACGGCTAGACAAGCAGTCGCTAAAGCTTAGTGAAGAGTTCGGTGAGTTATGCGCTGGCTATCTCAAGAAGAATGAGAAGCTGACAAAGGATAGTATCGGAGATTGTGCAGTTGTGATTGTTGGGCTTGCATTGCTGATAAAAGAGGATGTGCAGGAGATTTTCGAGGAATCGGCGTATGTAGAAAATAGAAATGTGACGAAATGTTTAAATTGGTTTAATGCTAACATTAGTAATTTTCAATTACGTCAAGGTTCAAGGCAGCGAAAATATTGTCGACTTAACCTAGCGAGCTCGATTAGTTGTTTAAAAACAATCAGTGATGCTCTTGGTTATAACTTTGAAGAATGTTTTGAACTGGCATACCAAGAAATCAAAGACCGAAAAGGTAAATGGATTGACGGCTCGTTCGTAAAAGAGGAGGATTTAACATGATTCCGAAATTTAGAGCATGGCTAAAGAAAGAACAGAAAATGGATAATGATGTCGATCATATCAGTTGGCTTGAGGATGAACTATACTGTATTGGAGATGGAATTACTTACATGGTTTCAGCAGAAGACTTAGTACTCATGCAATCAACAGGACTTTTGGATAAATATGGCAAGGAGATTTTCGAGGGAGATATAGTCAAAACGGCTAAGGATGTCTATTCCGAACCGACTTACTACGAAGTTATAAGGCATCGAGGAGGAGCGTATCGCCTTGAATCAAAACAACACGGATGTGAATTGTGGTTACGACATACTGATTGCGAGGTCGTGGGGAATATCTACGAAAACCCAGAGCTTTTGGAGGATAAGGAATGAGACCGAAAAGATACCCATATTCAGGAAAAAGAAAAAATCAAGAAAGACTTGCTGGTGTAAAAACTCCTGCTTTAGTCATTTTTCCAAATGTTTCTTTTAGAAAAGAACTACTTAAACACATCTACACAGTCACTAAAAATCATGATAATTCTACAATCATTTACTTCAGAATCCCAAAAGTTTTTGGAGCATACGAGGAGCAAAGAGCTAAAGTAAATCTTAGCTATGAGGAAACAATCAAAATGCTCAATAGCTACTAAAACAAAAAAGCCAAGGCACTCTCTGCCTCAGCTATAATCTCAATAATATTATTATATCACAAAAGGAGATAGAGAGTGAACAAGGCTAAAGAGCTATTGAAAGAATTACAAGACCTTGACATGGACATCCAAAGCCGTATAGATGAAATCAATGAGCTTGAGGCAGGTTTGCTCTCAAGTCCTAAGTGGTCAGGTGTCAAAGTCCAAGGTGGACAGACTAGAAAAGTTGATGATGTCTATACTCAGTTGGTAGTGATGAAAGAGGCTATAGAGCAGGATGCTAAAGAGGTTATTAACAGAAAACTTGAATTAGGTAGAATGATCAACAAGTTAACAAATCCGAAGCATCGGACAATTTTGAGAATGACATATATTACTAAAACGTATATCGAGGATATTTGTGATAAGTTATCAATCAGCAAGAGCTCGTATTACAGCATGCGTAAGGTTGCTATTGAAGAGCTGGAGGTAATTTTGGAATAATTTGGAATTTCTTGAGTTATCTTGAGAGTATCTTGAGAATATGTGTTAATCAAAATAATCTTGATGTGCACTGTAATGATAATCTGTTAGAATGGTAGTGTCAAGGATTGAAAAGAGAGGTCTCAGATCCCTCCCTCTATTTCGTTCATTGACGTCTCCTTTATATTTATTATATTTTTCCGAGGTTTCGGCCTCGTTTTGGCGGTGACAGGTAAGTGGTTTCTCTCCTATGTTTCCTTCGGTTCGATTCCGGGCATCGCCGTTAACTTATTAGAAGGTTGCAGAAGCGACCGAACCTCGCATGGTTGCGTAGCTACTTATATCCCGGGTAAGTTATAAGCTAGAGGGTTTGATTCCCTCAGAGGTTGTAAAGACTACAAAAAAATAAAAAAAGGAAAACTTTCAAATTGATTACTAATTAACACGCAAGGTAGTAGTCGCCTGGCAGTTGGAACGTAGCTCAGTTGGTGGAGCGATATGACTATAAAGGGTCTGAAACGTAGGCAGGTTCGAGTCCTGTCGTTCCAATTGTATCTCTGTGAGTAGCTATCACAATAGGGGTACAGGGCGGTAATTAGATTTAGGCTGATTAACCTGTAGGACAGAGATAAAGTAGCGCTATATAAGGCTCTGGTGGGGGAGGCACCCACTTACCGCATACAGTCACTCTTTGAGTGGCTTTTTTTGATTTACAAAATAAACAAATACAGGAGGTTTAGTCTTGGGTAGAGCAAGAGACCCCAACCGAGACAAAGCATTTGAAATCTATTCAGAGAATAATGGAAACATTGAGCTGATTGAGATTGCTGAGCGATTGGGTGTTTCAGCTGGCACTGTCCGAGGTTGGAAAAGTAAAGACGGATGGGAGCGTGAAGTAAAAGGAACGCTCCAAAAGAAAAATACGGAACGTTCCAAAAATCCAAGAGGAGCTCCAAAAGGAAATAAGAATGCTGTAGGTCACGGGGCACCGAAAGGCTCGCAAAACGCCCTTAAACATGGTCTGTTCGCTAAGTATCTACCGCAAGGAGTACATGAGATATACGAGCAACTGGCAGATAAGCAACCAATTGATATTCTTTGGGAGAACATTCAACTAACCTATGCTAATCTTTTACATGCCCAGCGCATTCTGTACGTTCAGGACGTTGGAGATACTACGACTATGCTTATTGCAAGCACAGCAAAAGGCGGAGAAAGCTATGAGGTTCACACTGCTTGGGATAAGCAGGGTAAGGCTTTAGCTGCAATTGCAAGAATACAGTCAGAACTTAGAAATATGATTAAAACATATGATGAATTGACTCGCTCAAGCCTTGCTACAGAGGAGCAGAGATTGAGAATTGAGATTCTGAAATCTAAACTACCTGACAATGAACCTGAGAACGTTCATGATGATGGCTTTATCAAAGCATTAGAAGGGATAGTCGAAGAAACGTGGCGAGAAGAAAAATAAAGACCAGTACATTCGAATTCCAACCTTTTAGCAGAAAGCAGAATAAGGTGCTAAGTTGGTGGCTTTGGAACTCTCCAGTTCATGAGTCAGAAGGAATTATTGCTGATGGTGCTATCCGTTCTGGTAAGACTGTCTCTATGAGCCTAGCTTTTGTTATCTGGGCGATGACATCATTCAACCATCAGAACTTTGCGATGTGTGGTAAGACAATCGGATCTTTCAATCGTAACGTCCTGAAACTGTTGTTGGTTATGATACAGTCAAGAGGTTTTAGCTATGTCTATCATCGGACGGATAACCTGATAGAAATCTCAAAAGGCGACGTGTCGAATGATTTCTATATCTTTGGTGGTAAAGACGAGAGTTCACAGGATCTTATTCAAGGTTTAACGCTGGCAGGTATCTTTTTCGATGAAGTAGCGCTTATGCCTGAGTCCTTTGTTAACCAAGGGACAGGGCGGTGTTCTGTTACTGGGTCCAAGTGGTGGTTCAACTGCAACCCAGACGGGCCTTATCATTGGTTTAAAGTCAACTGGATAGACAAAGCAGAAACAAAAAATATGCTTTATCTGCATTTTGATATGGACGACAACCTTTCTCTTTCAGAGAACATCAAGAAGCGTTACAGGAGTCAATATCAAGGTGTTTTCTATCAGCGCTATATACAAGGTCTTTGGACGGTGGCAGAAGGTATTGTCTATGATATGTTCAGTAAGGATAAGCATGTTGTATCAACCTTGCCAGAAATGAGTAAGCTGGGCAAATATGTTTCGGTCGACTATGGTACGCAGAATGCGACCGTTTTTCTTTTGTGGGAAAAAGATATCAATGGCAAGTATTACTTGACAAGAGAATATTATTACTCAGGTCGTGACGAGAACGTACAGAAAACTAATGCTGAGTATGCTGATGATCTAACTGCTTGGCTAGGAGATACGAACATCGAACGAATCATTATTGACCCGTCTGCTGCTTCATTCATTGCTGAATTGAAGAAGCGAGGATATAAAATCAAAAAAGCTAGAAATAATGTCCTTGAAGGCATTCGTTTTGTTGGGTCTATGCTAGGCCAAGAGAAAATAGCAGTGCACGAGAGCTGTGTGAATACGTTGAAAGAGTTCCACGCTTATGTCTGGGACGAGAAAGCCTCTGCGAATGGCGAGGACAAGCCTATCAAACAGTTCGACCACGCAATGGACGCCCTGCGTTATTTCTGCTATACAGTATTATTCAAGTCAGGAGGTATGACTGTTTGGAAATAGAAGTAATTAAAAAAATAATCTCGTCGCAGATGGTCAAACATGGAAAGTTTGTCTCACAAGCAGCTGAAGCTGAGAAATACTATCGCAACGAGAATGATATTAAACGAAAGCGTAAGCCTGCCGATAAGAAAGGCACAGAGAACGAAGCAAAAGCAGAAGATAATGCCTTTCGTAATGCTGACAACCGTATCAGTCACAACTGGCATCAGTTATTGCTCGACCAGAAAAAGGCTTATGCGTTGACCTATCCGCCTACCTTTGATGTGGACGATAAAAGCGTTAATGATAAGATTGTAGACGTCTTAGGAGACGACTATGAACGTATCAGTAAGCAACTTTGTGTGAATGCAGGAAATGCTGGCATCGCTTGGCTTCATGTTTGGAAAGACGCTAGTGATAACTCGTTTAGATACGCTTGCGTGGACTCAAAAGAAGTGATACCAATCTATTCAAAATCATTAGATAAGAAGTTGATTGGGGTACTACGAGTATACTCTAGCATTGATGAAACAGATGGTAAGAATTACACTGTTTACGAATATTGGAACGACAAAGAGTGCTCTTTCTATCGTCATGAAGAAAATAAGCCGCTGGAAGAATTGGAGACATTCCAAGCAATCTCTTTGGTTGATACCATGAATGGCGACCGCTCAAGCGACAATAGTTTCAAGCATGATTTTGGCCTTGTGCCTTTTATTCCGTTCAAGAATAACGAAATTGAGACCAATGACTTGAAGCCAATCAAAGACCTAGTTGATGTTTACGACAAAGTCTTTAGTGGATTTGTCAATGATACAGATGATGTTCAAGAGGTTATCTTTGTTCTTACAAACTACGGTGGGCAGGACAAGCAAGAGTTTCTAAAAGATTTGAAACGCTACAAGATGATTAAGATGGACAACGACGGTATGGGAGACCAGTCAGGAGTTACAACTATTGCGATTGACATCCCAACCGAAGCTAGAAATCTGATTTTAGAGCGGACTAAGAAACAAATCTTTATCAGTGGCCAAGGGGTTAACCCTGAGACAGACAAACTAGGGAACAGTTCAGGCGTTGCTTTGAAGTTCCTTTACTCGCTTTTAGAGTTAAAAGCTGGGAATATGGAAACTCAGTTTAGAAGTGGGTATGCCACGCTTGTTAAGATGATTTTGAGACATCTAGGACTGTCTGACAAGCTTAAAATCAAGCAAACATGGACAAGGAACTCAATCAATAACGACACAGAAATGGCTCAAGTAGTTTCTACTCTTGCAACTATCACATCAAGAGAGAACGTAGCTAAATCGAATCCAATTGTAGAAGATTGGCAAGATGAGTTGCGCTTGCAGAAAGCTGACCAAGAGGAACAATCTGAAAAACTCTACGACATGGAAGAGGTAGAGCATGAGTCGGAAACTGAATAAAAAAGAGAAGATTGCTTTCATCGAATCTCTTGACGACCTCAGTCGAGAAGAGAAAGACAGATTGCTATATGAGCTAGATCAGATTGACGACCTCAGCGAGATAATAGACTACATTGATGATTTATACCGCAGAACACTAAAACGCATTGCAGGTCGTTTAGAGTCGTTCGAGAGGGTATCTAAAAATCGTAGTGACTCATTGCCATTTTATCTGTTATCCCTGACTAAGACTGACCAATTAAAAACCAAGCAAGAGATTGCTGGCTTTGTTAAGAAACATCCTGATTTAACAGAGTGGTCAAGGTCAATAAAGGTCAAAACAAATGCAGATGCCTTGTTTGCTGGCGTTGAGATGGATATCGCTGAAATGACTGGCAAAATCAACAAGCGAATAGAAACACATCTCAAGCAAACCTACCAAGAAACCTACTTAAATCGTGCTTACAACTACCATAAGCAGACCAAAAGAGAACCGAATTTCAAGCCTGAGCGTCTAGAAGAAGAGTATCTTCAAAAGGCAATCAACGAAAACTTCAAAGGCAAGCGGTTCTCTGAGCGTGTTTGGGGTAGCAATATGGATGAATTGGTTAGTAGAGTAGAGTCGCTTGTAACCAATGATTTAAACCGAGGCTATCCGATAGACCAGTCTAGTAAGCTTCTAGCAATTGAGTTCGAACGTGCTCGTAATCGTGCAGTTACTGTTTTGCAGACGGAAACGAACGGAATTCAGGCTCAGGCAACGCTGGATGAATATCAGGACGACAATATCAAGAAGTACAGGTATCTAGCGACCTTAGAGGTTCACACATGTCCTATTTGTGGTGAGTTGGATGGTAAGGTATTTCTTGTTAAGGATGCAGAGAAAGGTGTAAATTACCCGACCATGCACCCTCACTGTCGATGTACAACGGTTCCTGCCTTAGAAAAAGGTGGGAAACGCTATGCAAGAGATATTGAAACAGGAAAAGGCTATGAGGTTGAAAGCGGTCAGACCTTCAAGGACTGGCGAAAGCAACAGCTTGATAAATATGGCCAGACTGCTATCAAAGACAAGCTACAAGCCGAACGATTGGAAAAGGACAGAGTCCGCAGAACCAAGGAGCAGTTCATAGCTTATAGGCAGGTTTTAGGCTCTCAAAATATGCCCAAAACATTTGCAGGCTTCTATGATTTGAAGTATAATGATGTTGAGGGATACAAGGAACTAAAAGACCGTATCAGATGGACAAAGTCCAAGTTTCCTACTGAGAAATCTTTAAATGGACATTTCAAAAATCATGGGAAAGAGTTCGGCGATATAACCATTGAAGAATATCAAAAAATGGCATCTGATTTGTTATCAAAACCGACCTCGGGCAAGATATTAGGTTATCAGACGGAACTTAGGCGAGTGCGCTATGATATCGATAACAATATCTATGTTTTGGGTAATCCTAAAGTACATAAAATAAATACAATGTTTAAACCAGACTTAGGAAGGGAGTATTACGATGGAGAAATCGCAAAAGACTTGGGAAATTGATGGATATTTATGGTTACATTGTCCTGTTTGCGGAACTGAAGTTATGGACTATGATATCTGTGATGTCTGTCATTGGCAAAATACTGGTATTATAAATATCGATGGCGGTCCAAATAAAATGACACTTGCGGAGGCTAAAGAAGCTTACGCAAAAGGCTTACCAATTAGATAAATAAGCACCTAGAGAAATCTAAGTGCTTTTCTTATGCTTAAAAAGGAGTAAAAAATGAAATACCGTAAAAAACCAGTAGTGGTTGAAGCCGTGCAGTTTTTAGATACAGAAGAAGCTATAGATGAGCTATGCGATTTTGGATTAGATCCAGTACGGATTGATTACGCAGACTTAAAAAATCCTCTTTTAAAAATCGAAACGCTTGAAGGATTGATGGTTGCAACAGAAGGTGACTACATTATCAAAGGTGTGCAAGGTGAATTTTATCCATGCAAACCTGACATCTTTAAAGAAACATACGAAAAAGTAGAGGAGTAAAGACATGTTTATCTGGGATTGGGTATCAATCGCTTTCGGGTGGTTGGCATTTCTGTTTTTAATGCTGTTTATCATAGCATTTGTAAAACAAGTAATCAAAGAAATTAAAAAATAATCTAACCGCATCGAAATCGAGGCGGTTTTCTTATGCCCTGGGCATGGCGTTAAAAGGTTCAAATATTGGACAAGTCCGTAGTCCTAATAAAAGCGGAGCGACTGGTGATGGAGAACACCTAAAAAGCCTAGCGTAGAGGAAAGGATTTTCAAAATGAAAAAAGAACAACTAGCAAACATCGGCTTAACTGAAGACCAAATTTCTCAAGTCTTCGCTTTGCATGGTGCGGATATCCAAAAGTTTAAGGATGATGTGGCAAGTAAAGAAAGCGAATTAGAGAGCGTTCGTGAACAGCTGACACAACGTGACAAAGACTTGAATGATTTGAAGAAAAAAGGCGCAGATGTTGAAGATATTCAGCAAAAGCTAGAGGACTTACAAGCTAAGTACAAACAAGATACAGAAGCGCTTGAGATGAAACTAGCAGATGAGAACAAATCTCGCTTAATCGATGCTGAGTTGACAAAAGCTGGCGTTCGAGACGCAGAAATTTTTGAGAAAATCTTAAACAAAGATGAAATCTCCGTAAAAGATGGCAAATTGATTGGCTTGACTGAGCAAATCGAGGCTCAGCGTGTTAAGAGTCCATATCTCTTTAACGGGGAGAAACAAGCCCAATACACGCCAAACCAAGGCGATGGGCAAGGTGCTAATTTAGGGAATTGGGAAACTGCTATGAGCAATCCTGATGCCAATCTAACTCAATTTTTAGAACAACAAGGAGAAAATAACTAATGGCTAATGAAATTACAAAGATTCTAAATGCAATTACACCTCAACAGTACAATGCATACATGCAACAGTACACAGCTGCTAAATCTGCTTTCGTTCAAAGTGGTATTGCAGTATCAGACGAGCGTGTCTCTAAAAACATTACATCTGGTGGGCTTTTGGTCAACATGCCTTTCTGGAATGACCTTACTGGTGATTCTGAAGTTCTCGGAAACGGAGACAAAGCACTAGAAACAGGAAAAATCACTGCTGGAGCAGACATTGCCTGCGTTCTTTATCGTGGACGTGGTTGGGCTGCCAACGAATTGACTGGTGTAGTAGCTGGTTCTGACCCAGTTCGTGCTATCTTGAATCGTATCGGCGCTTATTGGCTACGTGAAGACCAAAAAGCCTTGATTGCTACCTTGAATGGTATCTTTGCTACTGGTACTGGTGGAGAGAAAGGTGCGCTTGAAGAAACTCACGTATCAGACCAATCAAAAGCGTCTACTGGTATCGATGCAGCTATGGTGCTTGACGCTAAACAATTGCTTGGAGATTCTGCAGATCAAGTTACTGCTATTGCTATGCACTCTGCGGTTTACACTAAACTACAAAAAGATAACTTGATTCAATACATCCAGCCAACAACTGCGACTATCAACATTCCAACCTACCTTGGTTACCGTGTCATTATTGATGATGGTATTGCACCAGCAGGAGATGTTTATACATCATACCTTTTCCGTACTGGTTCAATCGGTCTTAATACAGGAAATCCAGCAGGGTTGACTACATTCGAAACTTCTCGTGAAGCTGCTAAAGGTAACGACATGATTTACACTCGTCGTGCCCTTGTTATGCACCCATACGGTGTGAAATGGACTGGCGCAGAAGTTACTGAAGGAAACATCACTCCATCAAATGCCGACTTGGCTAAATTCAAGAACTGGCAACGTGTTTACGAGCCTAAGAACATCGGTATTATCGCTTTGAAACACAAAATTGGCAAATAGATTGGGTGACAGAATATGATTCAAGAATTGAAACAAGACAACACAATGTACTTGATCTCATGCGTTCGGAAAATGCGTCAGGATAATTATTTCAAAGACATGGAAGTTCTTCACTACGCTTTGACCCAAGCAGAAAACGAGATTTTGAATTATATTCACCAAGACAGTGTGCCTGGACGTTTAGAGAACGTATGGATAGACATGACCAACGACTTACTGGACAAGGTTAAGGAACAAAGCGTTCTTGCTGAAAAAGCTGTCGCAGACGACTTTTCGGTCAAGAGTATCAAAATGGGTGATACGACAATCGAGAAGGTTAGTCCTTATGAAATGATTCAACGAATGAAACAAGTGCCGTCATCACTTGAGCGATACAAGCGTCAGTTGAATCGTTTTAGGAAGCTACTATGACCGAATATGCTAAGACAGTCTTTGATTGCTTGTATGACTGTAAAATGACGGTAAAAGGTTATACAGAGCAAGAGATAGACGGTTTGACCAGTATGTCAGAAAGCGTGCTATTAGAGGATATCCCTTGCAGGATTTCGCAAATGAGCAATAGTTCAACGAACGGGAGCGACTATCAAGCTAACGGCTATGATATGAAACTCTTTTGCTCCGTTGTCTATGATATTCCTGCAGGTTGCAAGATTGAGGTGACTGATAGAAATGGGCACGTTAAAGTGTTTACACGTTCTAATGTGCCTATTGATCAGTATTGGTCACATCAAGAAATTGCTATAAAGCTAGAGGGCAAGTCATGAGTGGCAGTTTTGATTATCGTAGTTTCGCTAAGTTTGCTAACAACTTCAACAGGAATGCAAATCATGCGATAGTAGACCTATTTATGAGACAGACCTTGAATTACGAAGGTACAGAACTAAATTCCAAAGTGAAAGAGAGAACACCTGTCGGTGTTTATACGGATCATTGGGTGGAGTTCACTACCAAAGATGGCAAACACGTCAAATTTTGGGCGAGTGCTCATGGTAAACAAGGCGGAACTTTGCAAAAAGGCTGGTCTAAAAGCCGTATTGAAGTATCTGGACGGACTTATAAGCAGAAAGTTTATAACAAGGTCTACTATGGCCCACACGTTGAGTACGGGCATAAGACAGTCAATGGTGGCTTTGTTCCAGGGCAATTTTTTCTTCATAAAACGGTTGAAGATACTAAAAGCGATATGGAAAAGCGTGTCCGTGATAAGTATGATGGCTTTATGAGAAAGGTAGTGTTAGGAAATGGCAAATAAAGGCTTTCGGTTAGTCGAGGAGTTAGTTAGCCACATCAAGGGGTTATATCCTGACATCAGGATTTATCTGGACGAAGTAGAGCAAGGTTTTAGAGAGCCTTGTTTTTTTATCCATGTTGTTGATACTAAGTACACTCCAGAGGCCAACAAGTATGTGAAAGTACGTTCTAAAGTGGATTTATCTTATTTTCCAACTAAGAAAAAGCGTAGCGAGTGTTTAGCAATGCAGGAAGAATTGAGTTATAAACTCTTGCACTTGCCGACGATTCATTTATTTGACCGTCAGTATGAAGTGGTTGACAACGTTCTGCATTGTATTTTTAACGCAAGCACACGCTTGAAGTTAGAAGAGGAAGATATCAAACAACGTGAATTGAAAGTGAAAGAAGAGGTAAAAGATGGATAATGTAGACGGAATTGTGTTCCCTACTGCGGACATTTTGGAAAGTAGCGCTTTTACCAACGGAGAAAAAGATATTTTAGGGGCTATTTTAGACCCAGAAGAGTCTTATAGTTTGGAAGAAGCACGAGCAAAACTAGAATACGAACTAGGAAGGAAGATTAACTAATGGCAGGTGGAATTTGGAAACGCCAAAATAAAGTAAGACCAGGTGCTTACATCAACGTCAAATCAAAAGACATCGCAATGACTCGCCTTGGTGGCGATGGTGTCGTAACAGTACCGTTGGCACTCAGTTTCGGTCAATCAAAGAAATTGATGAAAATTCGACGTGGTGAAGACCTATTTAAGAAGCTAGGTTATGAGCAAGAAAGCCCACAGCTTTTGTTGCTAAATGAAGCATTCAAGCGTGTGAGTGAAGTCTTGCTTTATCGTCTAAATACGGGCGAAAAGGCAAACGTAAGCCTTTCGGACAACGTAACGGCTCAAGCTAAATATAGCGGTGTCCGTGGGAATGATATCACAGTAACGGTCAAAACAAACGTAGACGACCCAAGTTCATTTGATGTTGTCACATTCCTTGATACGGTGGTTATGGACTCGCAAACTGTAAAAGTCTTGGCTGATTTGAAAAACAATGATCTCGTTGAATTTTCAGGAACAGGCGAACTGCAAGCGGTGGCTGGTGCTAAATTGACTGGCGGTACTGACGGCGCAGTCTCAACCCAAGACTACTCAGAATACTTCAAAGCGCTTGAAACAGTTGAATTTAACTATATGGCCTTGCCAGTAGAAGACGCTTCTATCAAGAAAGCAGCTATCAACTTCATCAAACGTATGCGTGAAGACGAAGGACTTGGCGCTCAATTGGTTGTTGCGGACTCAGACGCAGACAGTGAAGCAGTCATCAACGTTAAAAATGGCGTCATCTTGTCTGATAAGACAGTTATTGATAAGACGAAAGCGACTGTTTGGGTTGCAGCTGCAAGCGCAAATGCTGGTGTTGAGAAATCATTGACTTATGAGAAGTATGAAGACTCTGTTGATGTTGTGGGTCGTTTGAGCCATACAGAGACAGAAGATGCGCTCTTGAAAGGGCAGTTTGTCTTCACTGCTCGTCGTGGCCGTGCGGTAGTCGAACAAGACATTAACTCACACGTTAGCTTCACGATTGAGAAGAACCAAGACTTCCGTAAAAACCGTATCTTGCGCACCTTGGACGATATTGTGAACGATACTCGTTATGCTTTCTCTGAGTATTTCCTTGGTAAAGTAAGCAACAACGAAGATGGACGTCAAGCGTTCAAAGCGAACCGTATTCGCTACTTCAAAGACCTTGAGGCTCGTGGCGCTATTGAAGATTTCAAAGTGGAAGACATCGAGGTACTACGTGGTGAGTTGAAAGAGTCTGTAGTGGTTAACGTCAAAGTGAAACCAGTAGACAGTATGGAAAAACTGTACATGACAGTTACAGTAGAGTAGAAAAGGAGACAGTATGGCTTTTTTAAAAGGTCGTGATGTAATCAGCGGTCAGGAAGGTACCGCTTTTATTCACATCGACGGGAAAAATGAGTTCATGTTCTATATCAAGGAACTTGAAGCAACAGTTAAGAAAAACAAAGAAGAAGTCCGCACCCTTAACAAACGTGGTACGCAAGTAAAAGCGACTGGTTTCAAGGGAGAAGGTAAGATGACTATCTACGGTGTAACTTCAACATTCAAGGAAATGATGTTGGACTACATGAAGAATGGTCGGGATACATTCTTTGATATCCAAGTTACCAATGACGATGCGACAAGTTCAATCGGTCGTCAAACAACTATCTTGCGTGAATGTAACCTTGATGAAGTTGTGATGGGTCAACTAAAAGTTGAGGAAGATTTCTTGGAAGAAGAAGTCAACTTTACTTTTGAAGATGTGGATATCTTGGAGAAATTTAATGCGCCTAAATTAGGTTAGAAAGAGGATAGATAAATGGCAATTTCAGACTTTTTACTAGAAAACGTTCAGCAGGAAGAAACAAAGGAAGTACACCTTAAGCGTTTCAAATCTCCTTTTGTCATTCGTAGTATTGACGAAAGTCTAAATGATACGTTGAAAAAACGTGCGACAATCAAGAAGAAAAACCGTCAAGGTGTGGCTATTCCTGAGTTCAACAACGATAAGTACATTGACTCTTTGATGTCTGCCTGCGTTGTTACGCCAGACCTAAAAGACGCTCAACTACAAGAGTCTTATCGTACTGTTGGAGATGAAGCAGCAACCTTGAAAGCTATGTTGAAGATTGGGGAATATGCTACCTTAATGCAAGAAATCCAGTCGCTCAACGGTTTTGATGAAGATATCAATGATCTTGTTGAAGAAGCAAAAAACGACTAGAGGACGGGGACGCAGAGTTGAGTTATGCTTACTACTGTTTGCATCAATTCAACTGGACTCCGTCCTTTTTGGATAGCTTATCCAAGCGTGAAAAAGCCTTGATTTTTGCCTTTATCGATATCCGAGTAGAAGCAGAGCAAAAGGAACAGAAAGAAATGGAAAGAAAAAGCAGAGGAAGGAGGAGACGGTAGAAGATGGCTACATTAATGCAAACGCTGGCGCTTAGAGATAATTTCTCAAGCCCTTTAAATCGAATTAATAGCACAATCAACAGGACTATTGCTAAGTTCGGAGAATTGGATAGACGTGTCAAGAAGATGACACAGACTGCAACGATTAAAGTCAAAGCAGATATGCCTAAGAATTTTACTGCGCCTAAAGCTACTAGCCCTGTAGCGCCTAAAATGGCGCCACCTATCGCTCCTAAACTTCCTTCAACTGGACCACTTATTGGTGGCTTAGGCGCTGCTACATCCATGCTTGGTCGAATGGCTTCTATTTCTCGTGCTTTGAATTTCATGGTGGCTATTCAAGCCTTGAGGCAAATGGCTAATTTAATGAGCGGTCTGATTAAGTCAGGCGATGATTATATTCAGACCATGGCAAGGCTTAAGACGATAGAAGATGGATCTAAGACAGGCCAAGAACTTCAAGATAGTATCATGGCAGCAGCACAACGCTCAAGGACTGGCTTCGGTATCATGGCAGACTCAGTGGCTAAACTACGCTCACAAGCTGGAGAAGCCTTTAAAAGCAATGATGAAGCTATTGCATTCGCTGAACAGTTGAACAAACTGTATAAAATCGGTGGTGCAAGTTTAGAGCAACAAAAAGCAGGGACGCTTCAAATCACACAGGCGCTTGCTTCAGGGGTTCTTCGTGGTGATGAGTTTAACTCTATGATGGAAAACGCTCCGCTTGTTGCCCAAAAACTAGCTAGACACCTTGGCGTCAGCGTTGGTCAATTGAGGGCGATGGCTAAAGATGGCCAACTAACAGGAGATACTCTTAAGAACGCTTTGCTTGGTTCAGCAGTTGAAACAAACGCTGAATTTGCGAAAATGCCGATGACCTTTGCTGATATGATGACTCAGGTTGGCAACGTAGCTTCATACGCATTTCAGCCTTTAATTCAAGCATGGCAAGAGTTTATAAACAGTACCGCTGGACAAAACTTCATGGCAGGTTTAGAGACCGCTATGTTTGCGATTGGCCAGATAGCTCTGTGGCTCTTTAATCTCTTTGTTGCAGGTTGGAACTGGGTTACTGAGAACATAGATTTTGTAATCATTGCTTTAGAATTGTTAGCAACGGTTGCTGCATGGGCTGGCTATGTTGCATTTGTCGCTTGGGCATTAGCAAATTGGCCCTTGTTGCTCATGATAGGAATTGTATTATTGATTTCTAAAGTGCTGGCAGACATGGGGGTTTCTTTTGCGGATGTTGCTGCAACAATTATCGCGATGATTGTGTACATAGCAGAAGCTGCTTATAATAACATACAATTCATCATCAACTTGTTTATATTCTTAGGCTCTGTGATTATCAATGTCTTTATTGGTATTTGGAATGCAGTGATAACCGTTGCTGAAGCAATTGCAAACACATTTCTAATGGCTGTTTGGGCAGTTAAGAAAGCATTTGCCACTTTTGCTAAAGCAGTTCTAGGTGCATTTGCAGCAGTCGCAGATGGCGCAGCAAGCGTTGCTACAGCCATAGGGAATGCTTTCATAGCTGGTGCTAATATGGCTATCAAGGCTATTAACTGGATTATTAAAGCATTAAATAAAATCCCTGGTGTAAAACTTGGAACTGTTGGTGAAATTGGTGCTATGTCATACAATGGCGGACTTGGCAACTCAATTAGAGGACTCGCAGACGGTTTAGATCCAGGCGCTGCTCCTGAAAAAGTTTCTTTTGCTGGTATGAAAGGAAAAAGTTTGGAACTTCATAACCCAACAGAAGGATTGAAGGATCCTATGATTGATTCTGTGGCAGCATACCAAAAAACAAAGAATTTCTTTAATGGCATCGGTGACGCTATGAAGGGATTTGGCGACAAAATGAAGCAACAAGACGAACTTGCTTCTAAGTTTGACCAAATGAACCAAACACCAGCAGGGGCAGGTGCTCCAGACGGTGGCGGCGGAGGTGGAAAAGGCCTTGGCGACAAGCTAGGTAAAGGAAAGAACATTGGTAACGTCGGTAAGATTGAAGATGAAGTCAAGCTGAAAGACGAAGATATCAAGATGATGCGTGATGTTGCAGAACGTAAGTACATCATTGATTACCAAGTTCTAACACCTCAAGTTAGCGTTAATTACGAGTCTAAAAACAGCGCTACTGAGCAGGATATCAATGATTTAGTTGGTAAGATTGAAGATAAGATTGTCGGTTTGGTCAATAGCGACCTAGGAATTGCGTAGGAGGTAGAAAGAAATGGCGATTGGTATTTTTGTAGAGTACAAAGGTCAGGTCACACAACTTCCTGTCAATCCCGAGGAACTGAAAACAAAGAATAGCGCAAATAACGAGTCAACAACGAGTATTGCGCTAGGAGAAATAACCCAGATGAGTTTTCCTAAACTCTCTGAGGTTACTTTCACTTCATTCTTCCCTAGGGACACTTTTCGCTCTTATGTCCTGAATAAATCAGGAACGCCTGAAACCTATGTCCGACTCTTAAAGAAAATCATGGACGGGAAAGAACCTTGTCGCTTGATTATCTCTGGCGTGGGTATCAATATGCTTGCGACAGTTGAGAGTTTTGAGCAACAAAGAAAAGCTGGTATTCATGAGGATGTTTACTACGACATCACTTTCAAAGAGTACAAGATGGCCAAGGCTCGGTTTGTGAAAATCGAGAAGAAGGTATCAGAAGAGAAGAAAGCTAGTCAGCCTCAGAAAGAACAAGCTCCCTCAACTAAAAAAGAAGTGACTATCGGTGCAAAGGTGCTCGTCAATGGGCAGTTGCATAGAGATAGCTACGGAGAAGGGCCTGGTCAAACCGAGTCAAACGCAACTAGACTTGTCAATTATATCAATATGAAAGGGTCACATCCTTATCACGTTACTATGCTTGATGGCGGTTGGCGTGGTTGGGTTACTGCTGATTCGGTGCAAGTCCTATGATGGAATTTCTGATTCAAGATGTGAATGACGGTAAAGTCTTTGATATCACTGAGTTGGTCGGAGGTGTCAAATGGGAAACTAGCATTGATTTTCAGCCGGGGAAACTTGAGTTTGATATGATTATAGACTCGCAAGTTGCTTGTAACTTTGGGGATGTTATTCGCTTCAAGGTAGACGATAAGGGCATTTTTTACGGTAAAGTGTTCAAGAAAAAGCGGAAATCAGCCAAGAAATGGTCGGTTACCGCTTATGACAGAATGAGGTATCTGAAAAACACTGACACAATCGTGTTTGAAGCCTCTAAGAGTCATGAAATCTTTAGTAAGATTTGCGAAATATCAGAACTTGAGTACAAAGTTGTCGATGAAGGGAACTGGACGTGTCCTGAGAAAATCGAAGATAAGAAAACTTATTTTGCGATGATACAGAACGCTTTGGACTTAACATTGATTCATGGTGGCATGTGGTACATCATCAGAGATAACTTTGGTACAGTCGAGCATATAGCCTTAAATTCGCTGATTACTGACTTAGTGATTGGTGATGATAGCGTAGCGACAGACTTTGACTATGAAGGCTCTATCGATGACAGTTACAACTATGTGAAGCTGACTAAAGACAACAAGCAGAGTAAGAAGCGTGAAGTTTACGTTGTGAAAGACTCTAAAAATGTGGCTCTTTGGGGCAAGTTGCAGTACCACGAAAAAGTGGATGAAAAGATGAATGAGAGTCAGATTCAACAGAAGGCTGAACTCTTATTGAAAGCTAAAAATCATCCTAAAAAGACTTTTAAAGTCCCTTGTTTAGGACATCTTGGCATCAGTGCAGGAAACAGTGTTGTACTGGATTTTGCTGATTTAGAGTCTGAAGGGATTAAGAAGAACAGTCTTGGCATCATCTCTAAATGTACCCACAAGTGGGACAAGGTGCATACAATGGATTTAGAATTGAGGACGCTGGAATAATGGCAGGAGAGTTGTTAGCACGCCTTTTGGCGCAAGGAGTAGATGATGGGACAGACAGAACAGATATTGTTTTTGGCTCTGTCACATCTGTTTCTCCTCTCACAATCAAGGTTAATAATAAACTTGAAATCCCTGAGTCTTTTTTAGTTCTAAGTCCGATGGTTAAAGAACTACGCACTGGAGATACTGAAGGGGACAACAAGAGATGGATTGTTTTTCGTGACCTTGAAGCAGGAGACAAAGTTTTAATGATTAAAGCCCAAAACGGGCAATTATACTACGTTTTACAAAGGATGGGGTGAAGATGGTAGATATACGGAACATTGAAGAAGTTGTTTTGCCATCCTACACTTATCAAGTGAAAAATGGCAGAATACACGGATATATAGATGGATTAGAAGCCATGAGGCAAGCAGTTGAAAAGATTTTGCTTACAGAACGGTTTGAGTGGGTTATTTACTCTTCGAACTATGGAGTGGAATTGGAGCGCTTGATTGGAAAGCCTTATGATTTTGTAAAAGCTGACCTTGAGAGAACAATTTCTCAAGCCTTGTTAGTTGATACAAGAATTAAAAGTGTCCAAAATTTCTTCATCGAGCAGCAAACTAAGGACAGTTTGCTTTGTGTCTTTGAAGTCCATACCATATCTGGTTTATTTAAAGTTGAAAAGGAGGTGACGCTGATTAATGATAGGTGATTTCTTAGAAAAATATACGTTTGATTATCTGATGAATGACGCTCTTTCTCGTGTCAATGAAAATATTGACACACGGGAAGGTTCTATCATCTATGACGCATTAGCGCCTGCTTGTTACGAGTTAGCTGGTTTTTATTTGCAGTTGAAAAATCTACTGCTAGATACATTCCCACAGACTGCTATTGGTCAATACCTAGACTATAAGGTTGAAGAGTTTGGACTCCATCGTTATCCGTCAAAAAAAGCGGTACGCTTTGCGGAGTTTAAAAACGAGAAAAAAGAAGGTGTACAAATCGCTCTAGGTTCTCGTTTTGCGACAATTGACGATGCTGCACTCATCTACAAGGTAGTTCGTGCAACTAGTGTAGCTGGCAAGTATGAAGTAGAGTGTGAGACGACTGGCGTTGTCGGAAATCGCTACTATGGTAATATCTTACCCTTAGAGAACTACAGAAACCTCGCTACAGCAGTCTTAGGGGAAATCGTTACATCTGGCCAAGATGAAGAAACTGACGATGAATTGCGGAAGCGTTTCTTGATTTACGTCAATGAGAAACCGTTTGGCGGTAACTTCATTGAGTACGTTCAACGTGTCCGTGAAATCGACGGAGTTGGTGCAGTTCAGGTTTATCCCGTTTGGAATGGCTCGGGAACGGTTAAAGTGGTTGTTTTAGACAACGACTTAAACTTGGCATCTGCTGAGACAATTAAGAAGGTGCAAAACGTTCTGGATCCACTAGAATATACTGGAAAAGGCGTTGGACTCGCTCCTATCAATCACCGTGTGACGGTTACGACTGCGACACGCTTCCCAATTGATATTGAGTTTAAACTTGAGTTGATGACAGGATATCAGTTAAATCAAGTAAAAGAACTGGTAGACAAGGCTCTAGACCAGTATTTCTTAGACTTGAGAAAGAACTGGGCGCAATACTCAGATGTTAACACCTACAGTATGAAAATCTATCGCTCTCAGTTAATGGCTAAGCTACTAACCATTACAGGTATCGCAAACGTAGATAAGATGAAACTGAACAACCGTGAAGCTGATTTGTCGCTTGTTTTCACAGGACAATTACAACAATTGCCGTATAAAGGAACAGTGAGGATGGTTTAATGGTAAAAGAAGTAAACTTATCTGAATACGTTCCAGATTACTACGAGGGCGTCAAGGATATGAAAGAACTGGTTCGAGTTGAAAATGCTCTGTTTAAAGACGGGACTGTCTCGTTAGAGCAGTTCATCAAGAACCAGTTTATTATGTACTGTGACGTTCCTACCTTGACGAAATTTGAGGAAGTTTATGGCATTGTTGCTCACGCTGACGATACGTTAGAGTGGAGAAGAGAGCGTGTTTTGTTGCGGATCAATATGAGGCCACCATTTTCATGGTGGTTTTTAATTCGCAAATTAGACGACCTTTTCGGAAAAGGAAAGTACAAGGCATCAGTAGATTTCGCTAATCAGGTCTTGCTGATTGAGTCTGGAGCAGAAACGAGTGGACTTTTTAGAGAGTCAGTTATCTTTGTCAATGCAATCAAACCAGCAAATATGGGCTATACGCATATCCCAACAGTAACAGAACGAGTCAAGCTGAAAGAACGGTTATTCAAGACGTCAGTAGACTTTGCCAGAGCAGGTTATGCAGTTGTAGGAGTGACACCTTTTGAGTATGAAGGGCCACAAGAGGAGGTTTTATTCAATGATTAAAGAAGCGTTACTAAATACAGTTACAGAAACCGTACTAGCTAAAATCAGCAAAGCAAGGTTGAACAATAATCAAATTGTGACGATACAGAAACAACGAGAGCAGCGTTTTGTGTTGATTGATTTCTTGATACCAGACTCAGTCAGAGAAATCAATAAGATTGAGTTGCTAGACAGTTCAAACGTACCTCAGTCTGTCATTGATGTGTACGTTCCGATTGAAACAACGACACGATTCAAATATAGATTGGAGGTGCTAACAGATGGCTAAAATTTGGCGGTCAAGAGATATCATTGGCGCTGAGGATGCGCAACGATGGGAAAATAAAGCCGACGCAAGTCACAGGCACAAGGTTGCAGACATCGACGGTCTGCCTGAAAAGATTGACGAGTTCACTAGAAGCAAGGCTGAGAAGGTTGACCTAACTGGTCACATCAACAACCGCAACAACCCACACGGTGTCACTAAACAACAAGTGGGGCTAGGAAATGTCGCAAACGTCGAACAAGCAAGTAAAGTTGATTTTCAAAATCACTTAAACAGTCGCAACAATCCACATAGCGTTACGAAGACCCAGGTAGGTCTAGGTAACGTAGACAACATTAGACAAGCAAGTTATGAGTCTGTAGAGGCTTTGAAGCGTGAGGCTCAGGAACACGAAGATAGACTAAATGCTATCGAGTACATGTTCTTGCAGAACGATTTCACTGCTCCGATTCGTACAGACGACGGTACAGAACATACCTTATTGGCTGATGAAAACGGTCATGTGATTGTTGCCGATTGGAAATATATTATGGAGGTATAACATGGCAGTAATTAGTACACAGACACGAAAAGTAACTGATTTGCCACAGGCTAATCAGGTCAACAACTCGGACAACATCATGATTCATGATGGACGTGGGTTGAAAAAAGTATCTGTGCAGACATTAAAGAATGGAATGAGTGGCAATGTATCAGTAGCTACGTCAAACTCAAACGGTATCGTCAGACCTGATAATCAGACGACCGAGGTATCAAATGGTGTGTTGAAAGCTAAGACTGCAACTAGTGGACAGACTGGTGTGGTACGACCTGACAACTCAACGATTACAGTCGATAACTCGGGGGTTTTACGAGTCAATAGGTCAGCGCTTGGGATTCCAAGCTTACCGTCTGAAATCGTAGCCCACAAGTTGATTAACCAAAATGGAAATCAGCAAATGAAGTATTGGTTCGGCTCTAAATCGCAGTATGAGTCAATTTCGTACAAAGACCCGAATACAATCTATGATGTGTATGAGTAGGTGATGCTATGGCTACAAGAGAAGGTATTTATGTCGGTGGTAAAGATATCATCGAGAGATACGTAGGTAACAAACTTGTTTGGAGTAAGTGGGTCTATGTTGGGTATTACCAGAATTTAAGAAATATGTTTGATTCAAGCGAGTACTTGATTTTTAATGTGTCCGGCTCAAATGGAGGTTTCAACACGAAATATCGTGAAAAGACCAAAGTCAAAGATGTTAGAATACGGATTCAACACCGAAACAATACAATTACAAACGTTTATGCGAAGTATGCAGAGGTATTCAGAAGGGAAACTGGACAAGACAATTATAATAGCGGAAATTCACTCTACATCTCGTTTAAAGATAATAATCAAAAACAAGTATTTAGAAGTAATTTCGCAAATGGCGATTCACTATTCTTTTATTTCAAATAATCAGGAGAAACAAAAATGGACTACAAATTAATGAATAAATTTTTCAGAGTTGGCAAGACGGAAGTCTCTATTCAATGTGACAAGCCGTTTACTTTCTTCACCCGTGAACTCGACGGAGACCACATGGGTGACGCAGATGAAACGCTCATTGAAGCAGTCAAAGAGATTCTACGTACTGAATTGGACCCTACAAGCGCCATTGTTAAAAACCAAGAACAATTGGCTAAAACAACTGCAGCACTTGAACAAGCCAACCAGCTCATGGAAGGCATGCAGAAGGTCAGCTTGCATAACACTGACGATATCGAGGAAATCTTTGCACGTTTGGAAGTGCTTGAGAAACACAATGGCATTGATCATGAGCATGAGAGCGAAGCAGATGGACATGAGGAAGCACCACACGTTGCCGAGACACAACCTGCAGAACCTGCTCCAGTAACTCCACCGGTTCAACCAGAACCCCAACCAGCTGCAGAAGTAGCCACAAACGGAGTTCCTAACGTAGTCGTATCCGAACCAGCACCAGTACAACCAAGCACTGAACAACCAGTAGCAGAAGCACCTACCCAACCTGCACCAGCAGTAGAACAACCAACAGAAAGCGAGACAGCACATGAAATTCCTACACCGACAAGCGAAGCGAGCACTAGTGAAGACAATGGAGGTAGCAACAATGAGTAAGATTACATTAGATCAAGCAAAAATCGACATGTACATTAACCTGCTTAAACGTGGAGCGATTGACTTTTCATTCGTCAATAAACGCTTCAAAGAGCGTGTGAAAAAAGAACTTGAGCGTCTTGGCTTGAGTAATTTGGCAAGCTAGCGAGGTGTTTATGGACGTCTTACAACACGTTGAGCATTTATTCACGAATGTTGTTTCAGTATTATCCCCAATCATCATAGCGTGGTTGGGGTACAAGCTACCGAAAAAATCAAAAGAGCAGACAGAGCAGATTATCTCTGAAGTTTCAGATGTCAAGAAACAAATCGAAGATGTCCAGACTACCGCTAGTGAGAGCAACAAGAAAATTAGTCAAATTCAAGACAAGCAGAAGCTGCATGATGACGCACATCAAGTCATCATGCGTATGCGTCTTGATAGAGATATTCGCAGGGCCATTCGTAGAGGTTTCACGAACAAGGACGAATGTTCAATAGTCGATAGCATGTATTCAAGCTATAAGGCTTTAGGTGGAAATGGGTTCATCGATAGGCTCTATGACAATTTTGGCAAGTTGCCATTCAAGGACGACGGTTTATTCGCTAAAGATAAGGAGGGCAATAATGGGTTGTAACAACCACAGAGTTAATACAACCAATTTGGCTCGAATTGATGGTGGCGACCTTATTAAACAAGGGGATTTGTCTTCTACTTTTGGGTTTGAATTGTTAGACGAGAATTACCGTGTTATGACCTTATTTGAGGGTCAAGATGCGGTTGTTACTCTAACAAAGGGATTACGTAGGTGGAAGACAACTGCTCCCGTCACTAGCCATTCTGTCAATTTTAATTTAGATAGTATTCTCCCAAGTGGAAAATATCGAGTGGAAATCTCGGTTGGAGGGTATATCTTCCCTAGCGATAGAGATACTTATATTGAAATTGAAGACTCAGATAAAGAATTGGTTACGGAAGATGTCTATACTTTGAAGGAGTTGGACATAGAAAAAGAAGTTGAGAAGCAGCTTGCAGGAAGAACTGTAGGTAGCGATGGCACGGTGAGTCCGGAATTTCCAGACTTGCTTTTTTATTACAACTTAGGAAAGGTTTAAAACAATGGACACAACAAAATTAACAGCATTCGCACAAGCTGTCGGAGCAGATATCAAGGAAGTAAAACAAAGCGTTAGCACAAAAGTAGAATCTTCAGCAATGACGCAAGCTATCTCACAGGCAGTCACTCAAGCTAAAACAGAAGTTAAAGCTGAAATCTTGGGTGAGTCAGTACCTGAGAATCTTGATACATTGAAAGAAATTGCAGAAAAAATTACGAACATGGGACAAGATGAAAACGGTGCACTTTTGGGAAAAGTAACAGAAGTCAGCGGACGTGTAGACCAAATTGCTAATCTTGATTTGGTAGAGACCTACAATCAAGCGAAAGCGTGAAGCCTATGAATAACCTTGAAAGTCTAGCAACAGAAATTGGTAAGGATATCAAGGATATCAGATCACGTTTTGCGACGAAGCAGGAAATGCAGGAAGCGACTGAGATTGACTATTCTCAGATTGTCACGCATGAAGAACTTGAGGGAAAGCATTATCTGACTGAACATCAGAACATTTCTCATTTAGCGACCAAAGAAGAAGTTGGTAGGAAATTAGATAAAGCAGATTTTGACGTGCTAAAACGTGACGCTGTCACACGCAACGAGTTAGCAGGTCGAAATTATCTAACGGAACATCAATCGCTTGAAGGGTACGCTAAGAAATCGGAATTGTACAACGATAGCGAGGTTAAGAGACGGCTTAGCTCGCTTGAAGCTAAGCAGGACAAGGACACCGTCTACAACGATAGCGAACTCAGAAATCGTATTTCACTGCTTGAAAGAAAGCAAGATAAAGATACGGTCTATGACGACACTCGGGTTAAGCAGAGGATTTCAGCGCTTGAGAACAAGCCTAATATCGACGTCTCGGGGTTCGTTACTAAAAGTGAACTAGCTAGTAAGAACTACCTTACAAGCCATCAGGACTTATCTGGATATGCAAGAAAGTCCGAACTGTACAATGATACGGATATCAAGCGTCGTTTGGGTTTATTAGAGAATAAACGAGATAACGATAATCAGACGTTGAGTTTGAGCGGAAACCGTCTAAGTCTGACGAATGGTGGCAGTGTTGAGTTACCAATACCAGATACGCCAGTCTATCGTATTTCTAAAATCGATATACCTGGAAGCGGTATTGGTACTACTGCCACAATCACGACAAATAACTTAATGAACCCTGACGGCGTTAAGGTTGGGGATATTATTCAAGATTTTTTTAGTAGCGCTTATGGGACTGATGAAGGGTATTGGAAGGTGACTAGTGTCACTAACACAAACATCACTGTGACATGGATAGGCGCTAGAGTATTTCCGAAACCATATAATGACAGTGATTTACAACGAAGAATTTCTGCTCTTGAAAAACGCCCGTCATTTGATACGTTAACACCGACTCAGCGAAACAGTTTGAAAGGTGAACCTGGCAAGAACATCTTGAACCAAAATAATGGCCAAGAATTGAAATATTGGGCTGGAACAATAGCACAATACGAGGCGATTTCGAACAAGGACCCAAACACTATCTATGACGTGTATGAATAATAGAAAGGAAAAACCATATGATTAACTGGAAATTACGACTACAAAATAAATTCTTTTGGCTGACTGCAATCCCAGCCTTCTTGCTTGTCTTGCAAGCAAGTGCAGCAGTCTTTGGATATCATCTGGATTTAGGTGATATCGGCAACAAGCTGATTTTGCTTGTTAATGCGGTGTTCGTATTCTTGACTGCTATCGGTTTGGTCAATGACCCAACCACAAGCGGAATCACAGATAGCACACGAGCGCTAGAATACAAGAAACCAAGTGAGGAGTAGGTATGTCTAAAAAACAGGAAATGATTCAATTCTTCATTGACAAGGCTAATGCTGGGGATGGAGTTGATAACGATGGAGCTTATGGGTTCCAGTGTGCCGACGTGCCTTGTTACGGGCTACGTCATTGGTACGGTGTGACCCTTTGGGGCAATGCTTATGACTTGCTTGAGTCAGCACGTTTACAAGGCTTGAAAGTCGTGTATGACGCTGACTATCCAAAGGCTGGTTGGTTCTTCGTAAAATCCTACGTAGCTGGTGACGGTGTAAACTATGGGCATACAGGACTTGTCTATGAAGACTCAGACGGTTCTACCATTAAGACGATTGAGCAGAATATCGATGGCAACTGGGATTACTTGGAAGTAGGTGGCCCTTGTCGTTATAACGAGCGTTCTGTAAGTGAAATCGTTGGGTATATCGTACCGCCAGAAGAGGTTGAAACTGGCTGGCAACAGAACCAATATGGCTGGTGGTGGGTTCGTGAAGACGGCTCTTATCCAACTGATAAATGGGAGAAGATCAACGACGTTTGGTACTATTTCGATGATAAAGGCTTCATGAAACGTAGTACCTGGTTGATCTACAAGGACGCTTGGTACTGGTTCACAGATTCAGGCTCTATGGCTACTGGCTGGGCTCGTATCAACAACGCTTGGTACTACTTCGATGAAGAAGGTAAGATGGTCACTGGATGGATTAAGCATAAGCAGACTTGGTACTACCTAGACCGTAAGGCTGGCAACATGGTATCGAATGCCTTTGTTCAATCGGCAGATGGAACAGGCTGGTACTACCTAAAACCAGACGGCAGTATGGCAGACAAGCCAGAGTTCACAGTAGAGCCAGAAGGCCTAATTACAACTAAATAATCTTAAAAATAAATAGAAAGGAAACTTTCTAAATTGTTCTTTCTACCGCAGGCTCAGGCTTGCGGTTTTTTGTTTGCTCTGAAAGTAGTTTCTAAAATAAAAAAAGTTTAAAATTCTTTGTTAAAATACTTGACGAACGTAAAGTATTTTGGTATACTATAATCAAGATAAAGGAAGGGAGAGCGAAAGGCTCTCATGGTAAAACAAAATGAACACATATAAAGAACAGCTTCAAGAACTTCAACAATTCGCATTTGATATCATCAAAGAATATCCAATCGATAAAGAAGCAGCAAACGTACTAGCTGAACTTGCTAATGCGAACAATCAAGATCGCATCAAATTCTTTGAATTAAACAAAGGTGAAGATGCAAGAAAAGTATTTTACGATTTGGCTTCAAGTGGTTCAATCGCTAAATGGCTTGATAATTATGCTTTAGTAGCATACATTAACGACTAAAAAATATAAGGAGAAAATATCATGGTTACTGAAGAACAATTAAAAGAAGCTCTTATTGACTTGTACGAGTCAGAATTTAAAGACGAACAAACATTTGAAGAATTCGCTGATATGCTAGATTTTTGGATTGATAAAGATGACCGAATTTTAATTGAGGGACGAGGGATGAAACCTATTGACGGTATAAAAGAGGTTGGACACGTTGATAAAGGGGTGATATATGCGTATTAACACATCACAAGTTGAGACGGTCTTAATGAACAAGGCTGTCTCAGCTTATCGCTTAGCGAAAGAAATTGGAATCCAAGAGAGCTCTATTTCTCTCTTGAGAAACGGGAAGAAAGACTTCAATAAGTTGAGTCTTGAAGTAGCTATGAGGGTGCAATCTTGGATAGATGCTGGGAATTATCGTTTCAGCTACGATTATTCAGATTTGATAGAAGAACTGGAAGCAGATATGGCTGAGGGATTGACAGGCGAGTATATCTATATCGTTCGTGGAGAATACAACGAAATATTGGATAAATGCCCTATCATCGATTATTACTATACTCCCGAAGAAATCGAAGAAGGAGACGTTGCTGAAAAAGTCTTGACTGCTTCAGTTTTGGCAGAAATGAAAGCTGATAACGAAATATTTTAA